GCTGTCCGAGGTATGTCGTTCAACATCCTCTTTCTCGACGAGTTCGCGTTCGTCCCAAATCACGTTGCTGACTCGTTCTTTGCATCTGTTTATCCTACTATTACTTCTGGTAAAAACACCAAAGTAATTATTGTATCTACGCCACACGGTATGAATCATTTCTACCGTATGTGGCACGACGCGGAGAAAAGAAAGAATGAATACATTCCAACTGATGTTCATTGGTCCGAGGTTCCTGGAAGAGATGATGTATGGAAAGAACAGACGATTGCAAACACATCAGAACAGCAATTCAAAGTCGAGTTCGAGTGTGAGTTTCTTGGTTCTGTCAATACCCTTATAAATCCATCAATTCTGAAAAATCTTATCTATGAAGATCCTATTCAAAGGAGTGCGGGATTAGATGTCTACGAGAAAAAGCAATCTGAACATAATTACCTTATTACTGTTGACGTTGCTCGTGGTTTGGGCAACGATTATTCTGCATTTATCGTCGTTGATATTACAGAGTTCCCCTATAAGATAGTTGCAAAGTATAGGAACAATGAAATCAAACCGATGTTGTTCCCAAATATTATCCAGCAGACAGCAAAGAATTATAATGATGCTTGGGTATTAGTAGAAGTCAATGATATTGGAGAACAGGTAGCAAATATTCTTCACTACGATTTAGAATACGAAAATATGCTGATGGCAGCGATGAGAGGTCGTGCTGGACAAGTAGTCGGGCACGGTTTTTCTGGTAAGAAGTCACAGATGGGAGTTAGAACAACGGCACAAGTTAAGAAACTTGGTTGCTCTAACTTAAAGACACTTATTGAAGATTTCAAGTTACTTACACTTGATTATGAAATCATTTCTGAGTTGACCACGTTTGCTCAGAGACATAATTCATTTGAAGCAGAAGAAGGATGTAATGATGACTTGGCAATGTGCCTTGTTATCTTTGCTTGGTTAGTAGCACAAGATTACTTCAAAGAAATGACGGATAATGATATCCGTAAGAGAATTTACGAAGAACAGAAAAATCAGATCGAACAGGATATGGCACCATTTGGATTCCTGGATGATGGTATCAATGATATGACATCATTTACTGATAACAATGGCGATAGATGGCATACCGATGAATATGGTGATAGAGCATATATGTGGGAGTATTATTGATGGACTTAGATGACCAATTACAACTAGGTCATCTATTACTCTATGAAAGAGAGTGTAAGAAATGTGGTGTAACTAAAAATCTGGTAGATGGATTTTATAGGACTAGAAAAGATAGAGGTCCAGTAGCATCATCATACTCTTATGAATGTAAAGAGTGTACAAAGAATAGGGTCAAAAAGAGCAGTAATATGTGGGAATATCCTGATTGGTAGATTTCACGGCTAGATTCCCCATTGAAAAAGGTCAAAACAATAAATAATTTCAGATAATTCTGGCACCAAGGAGAACACAAGATGCCTCTAAATTTAGCATCTCCTGGAATTGTAGTAAGAGAAGTTGACTTAACTATTGGAAGAGTCGATCCAGTCTCTGGTTCGGTTGGGGCGCTTGTTGCTCCTTTCGCCAAGGGACCTGTTGACCTTCCTCAATTGATCGAAAATGAGGATGACCTCTTAGACACTTTCGGCAGACCATATTCAACCGATAAGCACTATGAGCACTGGATGGTAGCATCGTCCTACCTTGCTTATGGTGGTACTTTAAGAGTTTCAAGAGCAAGCGATCAAGGTCTCAAAAACGGAATGGCTGGCGCAGCAACCAGCATTATGATTAAGAGCACCGAGCACTATGAGCAACTCGGTTACGATGAGAATACCATCACTGGCGTAACTGTTGCTGCTAGAAACCCAGGTTCCTGGGCAAATGATCTCAGAGTCGCAATCATTGATGGAAGAGCAGACCAAATCCTGAGTGGAGTTGGTTCAGGAATTTCTGGAACCCCATATGCCGTTGGTATGGGTGTTACTGTTGCCGTCCCTGCTGGAACAGTTCTTCCTGGTGTAGGAACAACTTCTGTTCTTGACGGATATATTCACGGAATGATTACCGAAGTTGGTAGTGATGGTGATTCTATTTCCGTTAAGATTCAATCCCACGTATCAGGCGCTGGAACCAGAACAAAGGTAGATTACCAACAGAATGGTGTCTATGCATTCCCCAATACTGGAACTCTGGGAATCACAACAGAAGGCGGTACAACAGGAGCAGGTAATCTTAGCACTTCATTCTCTGGTGAGAAAGACTGGTTCGAGAACCAGGAGATCAAACTGAACACTGGAAAACTTGAATGGGACCAGTTAGCAAATCGCCCAGGAACTTCCGACTACGTTGCTAATAGAGGAGGAAGATTTGACGAAGTTCACGTTGTAGTCATTGACGACAAAGGAACTGTCACTGGAAATGCAGGAACAATCCTTGAAAAGCACCTGAACCTTTCTAAGGCAAAAGATGCAGAATTCTCTGTTGGATCACCTTCCTATTGGAGAAAGTATCTCTACACTAACTCACAGTATATCTTCGGTGGTTCTGCACCTGGTATAACAACCTCCATTTCACACAGCGATAATGGTGCAAACATTAACGAGCGTGATGATGATACTGGTTGGGATCAGAAAGCAGAAAATGTTAACTTCGGTGGTGCAGGTAATGTAAACCTGGTTCTTTCCAAAGGTAGAAACTATGGCGGCAGTGTTGGTTTAACAACTGATGGTTCTCTCTATTCTGGACTTGATGATATCATCACAGGTCTTACCGAATTCGAGAATACTGAGAAGCACGAAGTTGACTTCATCTTGATGGGTTCTGCAAACTATTCCAAGGAACAGGCACAAGCACTTGGTAATAAGTGTATTGCTGTTGCAGAAGCAAGAAAAGATGCAGTTGCATTCATTTCACCTTATAGAGGTGCATTCCTGAGTGACAACAAAGTCGGAACAGTCACCGTTAATAACGATGACAAAATCACCGAAAACGTTGTAAGTTTCTTCGCACCTATTACTTCAACGACTTACGGAATCTTTGATAGTGGTTATAAGTACATGTACGACCGCTTCAATGATACCTTCCGTTATGTACCACTCAATGGAGACATTGCTGGTACTTGCGCTAGAACCGACATCGATCAGTTCCCTTGGTTCTCACCTGCTGGAACTGCACGCGGTGCAATTCTCAACGCTGTAAAACTTGCCTACAACCCAGGTAAGAAGCAAAGAGACATCCTTTACACCAACAGAATCAACCCAGTTATCTTCTCACCTGGTGCAGGTATTATCCTCTTCGGTGATAAGACTGGATTTGGTAAGTCTTCTGCATTCGACAGAATTAACGTTCGTCGTCTGTTCATCTTCCTTGAAGATGCAATCTCTGCTGCTGCGAAGGACTTCCTCTTTGAATTCAACGATGAAATCACGAGAACTAATTTCGTGAACATTGTTGAACCATTCCTCCGCGACGTTCAGTCCAAGAGAGGTATCCAAGATTATGTTGTTATTTGTGATGAGACAAACAACACTGCTGCCGTCATCGACAACAATGAGTTTGTAGCGGACATCTTCATCAAACCTGCAAGATCGATCAACTTCATCGGTCTTACCTTCATTGCCACCAGAACTGGTGTTGCTTTTGAAGAAGTAATCGGTTCCGTTTAATTCAATTAGAGGTTAACTCAAATGCCATCTAGACAACAGATTAATCCACCCCCACTAAGAAAGATTACCGACTTCAAGAGTAAGTTAACGGGTGGTGGCGCACGCGCCAATCTCTTTGAAGTCGTTCTGCAGTTCCCAGATGCAGCAGCACCAGATTCCGTAGTCCTTGAAAAGGCAAGGTTTCTGGTAAAAGGTGCAAACCTTCCTGCATCTAATATCCAGCAAATTGAAGTTCCTTTCAGAGGTCGTGTTCTGAAAATCGCAGGCGATAGAACCTTCGATTCTTGGACTGTTACCGTTCTGAACGATACCGACTTCTCGATCCGCTCTGCGTTCGAGCGTTGGATGAACACCATCAACAGAGTATCTGATAACACTGGTCTGGTCAATCCAGCAGATTATCAAGCAGATGCTTATGTCTATCAGTTAGACCGTGATGGTTCTAACCTGAGATCCTATCGTTTCTACGATGTATTCCCAACTCAGGTTTCACCAATTGAACTTAGTTACGATGCTCAGGGCATCCAAGAATTCACTGTTGAACTTCAAGTTCAGTGGTGGGAAGCAACTAAGGGCACTGGTGCAAATGCTGGCGGCGAAAGCATCAACTAAATAGAAGAAGGAAAAGACTCAGTTTAACTTATTATGGCCAAACTTTTTGGTTTTTCAATTGACAACAATCAAAATAAGTCACCTTCAGTTATCTCCCCCGTTCCTGAAACTAATCAGGACGGGGTTGATAATTATATCAGCAGTGGATTTTATGGTCAATATGTTGATATTGAAGGCGTCTTTAAAACAGAGCATGATTTAATTAGAAGATATAGAGAGATGTCGCTTCATCCAGAAACGGATGGTGCGATTGAAGATGTTGTTAATGAAGCAATCGTTAGTGATTTGTACGACTCTCCCGTAGAAATTGAGTTGTCAAATCTCAATGCTAGCGAGGGTCTTAAAAAGAGAATTAGAGAAGAATTTAAATATCTGAAAGAAATTTTAGATTTTGATAGAAAGGCACACGAAATTTTTAGAAATTGGTACGTTGATGGTAGACTTTACTATCTGAAAGTCATTGACCTCAAAGCACCACAAGAAGGGATCAAAGAACTGAGATATATTGATCCTCTCAAGATGAAGTATATTCGTCAAGAGAAAAAAGATCCTAACGGTAGATATGATACTGGTGCTGTTAGAGTTAGTGGTAGAGGCAATAATCCATTAGAATTTCAGAATGGTCCAGAGTTTGAAGAGTATTTTCAATACACTCCATCACCAAATTATCCAACAGGATCTTTGAATGGAAAAAGCAAGAACGTTAAATTAGCAAAAGATTCAGTTACTTATTGCACATCTGGTCTTGTAGATAGAAATAAGAATACTGTACTTTCATATCTTCATAAAGCAATCAAGGCACTCAATCAGTTGAGAATGATTGAGGATTCTTTGGTTATCTATCGTTTGAGCAGAGCA